AGGCTACGGACGCCAGACCGACTGGGAGAAGGCCGAGATGAATCGGTTGATTCACGCGGCATGGGCGAACGGCCTCACCGTCATCATCGCGACCGACATCGGTTGGGAGCGACTTGGTCGCTTTCTCGATGAGCGAATCAAAGACCGGCTCCTCCTCGGGACAGAGAAGAAGCGTTTAGTGCATCAGTTCACCGGACCCTCGCGGCGCTCGGAGGGAGTCTCATGGTAAACGCCGACGCGCGCAAAAGAGCAGAGGAGGCGCTCCTCGGCGGCGCCATGCTCCGCCCTGAGGTGTTCCTTGAGATCCAGTCAGAGCTCGGCGCCGACGCCTTCGGCGATCCGCTCCATCGGCGCATCTGGGAGACGCTCGCGGAGTTCACCGGAGCGGGACGGACCTTTACCTCGTTCGATGTCCTCGAAGAGCTCCGGAAGGGCGGCGAGGTCGATGACGAACGCTTCCTCCACATCGCCTCGCATATCCCCGCGGGCGTCTCGGGTCAGATTGCCACGCTCAAAGAGGCCGCCCGGATGGAGGGGCTCCGCTCCGCGCTATCCTCCGCGCTCCGCTGGTACGAGGAGGGAGACCATAAGGGGGCCCGCGACCTCACCGACAAGATCCAAGAGCTCTTTCTCGGCCTCGCCGACAAGGTGAACCCGGGGAAGAAAGGTCTCGCCGAGGTCGGCCCTATCGCCGCTCAGGCGCTCGAGGAGCTCAAGCATCGACAAGAGACCGGGGAGGTCGCCGGCGAGCTGAGCGGCATCGACACCCTCGACCGCTCCGTCGGAGGATTTAAGGCGGGAGCTCTCTACATTCTCGCCGCTCGTCCAGGCATGGGTAAAACGGCGCTCGCGCTCAACATCGCCCAGAACGTCGCGCGCTCGAAGCCCGTCGCCTTTTTCTCTTTGGAGATGCCGAGCATCCAGCTCTCCCAGCGGCTCCTCTCCTCCGGCGCTTCGCTCTCGGTCCAGAACATCGAGGAGGGGCGCGTGACTCCCGCTGAGCTCTCTCGCCTCGAGGACGCCGTCGCGGAGCTCCAGCATCAGCAGCTCCTCATCGACGACACGGCGGGCGCGACGCTCGCCTATATCCGCGGTCAGCTCCGCCTCCAGCAATCCCGAGGCCGAGCACCGGCGCTCATCGTGATCGACTATCTCCAACTCATGGGGAGCTCTCGCCAGAGCGGACGGCGGACCCGAGAGCAAGAGGTGAGCGAGATTAGCCGGGGGCTCAAAGAGCTCGCCAAAGACTTCGAGGCGCCGGTGATCTGCCTCTCTCAGCTCAACCGCGGCGTCGAGAGCCGACCTAACAAGAGGCCTCTCCTCTCCGACCTCCGCGAGAGCGGCTCTATCGAGCAAGACGCCGATATGGTCCTCCTCGTCTATCGGGATGACTACTATGATCCGGAGAGCGAGGACAAAGGGCTCGCCGAGGTCATCATCGCGAAGAATAGGAGCGGGCGGACCGGGACGACCAAACTTGTCTTCTCCGGAGAGACGGTGAGGTTTCACGCGCTCACCTTCGAGGAGGAGCCGGAGCCGGAGAGATGGGGATGGAAGTCGGACGGAGGAGGATGGGGAGACCTTAATAGGTAGTGTGCTAGAGTGTCCTAAATACGCGCGCGAGGACACTCATGAGAACAATCAAAATAACCCAAGAGACGACGGAGGCGATATGCTCCGCGCTCATCCGGGGCGCCTCAAAGGAGGCCGCGGCCGCCGCCGCTTCAATCTCTCTCCGGACCCTCAACCGCTGGCTCTCGCGAGCTCGGGAGGAGGGGGCGCCGGAGGATCTGATTAACTTCGCCGACGAGGTGGAAGAGGCGATGAACCGCGCCGAGATACACCTCCTCGAGAAGATCCGGTCCGCGGAGGACTGGAGAGCGTCGGCGTGGATTTTGTCCAGGCGCTTCCCGGACCGCTGGAGCGAGAAGCGGTCCGTCGAGGTCTCCACCAACGACCGACCCGACGGCGCCGCGATGGTCGCCTCGATGCTCGCGCAGCTCCGCGAGGAGCATGAGGAGGCCGGCGATGAGTGACGAGCGAATCCTCGGCGCCGCGGTGAACGGCGTCACGACCATCATCCTCCCCGACCATAGCGCCAAGGTCGCGCGAGCTCGCCGAGAGCTTCGCCTCCTCGAGGAGAGCCTCCGCGTCTGGAGCTCCGCGGAGTACATCGACCGCGTCATCGCCGCGCTCGAGGACCTGAAGCGCCGCGAGGAGCAGACGACCGAGCCGCCTTCTCCGCCGCCGCCGGAATATGACGCGCCGGCGGAGGATTGAAGCGGAGTCCCTTCTCTCTCCCCCCTCGGCTTTATCAGGCCTCCTGATAGCGGGCGCCGAGGGGGGGGGTTGTTGTATAGGTTCACGATAGAACCACCGGAGGATACATGAACAAGATCATCATCTGCGGGCGTCTCGGCGCCGCGCCGACCACCCGCCAAGCGGGCGCCTCAACCGTCACCTCTCTCCGCGTCGCGACCCGGGAGGGCTACGGCGAGAAGGAGCGGACACAATGGCATACCGTCGAGGCGTGGGGGGCGCTCGGCGAGAATTGCGCGCGACACCTCGTCTCGGGGCAACAGGTCCTTGTCGAGGGACAGCTCCGGAGCGACGAATGGGAAAAGGACGGCGTGAAGCAGACGCTCTGGAAGATCGTCGCGCGGACCGTCGAGTTCCTCGGACGGCCTCAGGGCCGATCATGAGCGGGGCTAGCTCGATGCGTAGAAGAAGAAAGTCAAAGATAACAGAGGCAGCGCTCGCGCTGTGGAGGGATGAGATGGCGCGAAAGCCTACACCGAACAAGCGCTCCCCAGAGCGTGAGCAGACCATCCTTACCGCGCTCGAGTGGGGGGCAACGTGGGAGGCAGCAGCTAAGCTCGCAGGAGTCTCTTCTGCTGCTGTGGAGCAGTGGCGCCGGGCTGATCCTGTCTTCGCCGCCGCAACTCTCCAAGCGAGAGAGAGGCTCCATGCTAAGCAGCGCGAGGCGCTGAGCGATTGCGAGGAGGAGCAGTGAGCGAAGCGAAGCAGCAAGCGAGCGACGTCGTCGCGTGCTTCGAGCTCCTCGTCGATGTCGCAGAGCAGATCCTTAAAGGGCAGCAGCCATGGGCGGAGGTCGCGGTCGCTCAACTGACTCAATACCTCGTCGATGCTCGGGAGGTCGCGAGCGGAGCTCCCCCTCCTCTGCGAATCACCTCTGTCGGCGAGGTCTACTTCGGCGAGGGTTATGAGCCGTTCGACGTCGAGGGGCAGCATGAGGAATGGTTGCGCGAGCGCGTCGAGGCCTATGAGCGCCTCGCCGGCGCCTACCAGCGCCTCGCCGACGACCTGAAGGCGCGCGCGCGATGAGGTACCTTTCGAGCAATTTTAGCTTTAACTTCTTCCCCGACACCGAGGGGGGGATCGAGTTCTCGCCGATGAGTCCCCGCGAGGCTTGGGAGTGGTTGCGCGAGGAGCGGGTCGTCAATATCGTTAAGCCGAGGCATGAGCTCTCGGCAAGCATCGCCCAGTGGGCGACGGGGGCCCCTCCGCTCAATCGAGGCGTGACGCTATTTGAGGAGGACGAGCTCTTAATCATGTTTCCGCCCCAACGCAACCAGCGCCCCGAATGGGATTACTGTCGATTCATTCTGGTCACCGTTGACTTCGCCGGGCGCCTCGATGACGACGACGAGGACTCATGAGCCGCTACATCTTCCGCAAGTTCCCGACCTATCGCCTTCCGCCGGAGGCGCTCCTTGAGGTCAAGAACTTCTCCTTCCTCGAGGCGGCGAGGTGGGCACATCGCGACCAGGTCTCAAACCTGATCGACCCGAGCTCGAAAATCGCGGAGCTCTCCCGCTCGCTCGCTCCTCTTCATGCTCGGGAGCGCGACCCGGTCTGGTTGCAAGAGGGAGACGAGCTGCTCGTCATGGCCCCTCATCCGCGAGGGATTGAGCCGAAATCGCTCGGAGACTTCCGCTGGACTTGGGTCCGCATTCGAGAGAACTCCCGTGCGTCTGATTAACCTCACGCCGGACCCGGTCTGCCTCTTCGACTCCGACGGGAACCTACTCGAGGAGGTCCTCCCCTCCGGGCACATCGCCTATATCGAGGAGGAGTCGACGGAGCTCCCTAGCCTCAACGGGATGCCGATGAGGCGGGTCATCCGCGGGAAGATCATCGGGCTCCTGAAGCCGGCGCCGGGAGTCCTCCAGATCGTCCCGACGATGGTTTTTCACCTCGCGCGGCGCGTCGATGTCGTCGCTCCAGGTCCGGTCCTCCGCGACTCCGACGGACGCATCCGCGGCTACCTTGGCCTAACCGCTCTTCTCGCGTATAGGTAAGCTACCTCGATAGGAGGTAGCTATGAGCTCTAAATCAATCCGCTCTTGGGTCGCGTCGCTGTTGTTCTTGCTAATGGTCCTGTTGATCTTGTCGTTCCTCGCGCAACGCCAGATCCCCGAGAAGAACAAGGACATCATCGTCTCGATCATCGGGATGATCGTCGGCTCGATGAGCATGGCCATCAGCATCTTTGTCGGCCGCGACCCTGATGACGTCGCTCAACTCCGGAAGGAGCTGGAGAGCTTGAACGATGACCGCTCGACGCTGATCGCGAGGCTCCGCGACGCGCAGATCGACAAAGACGTGCTGAGGAAGCAGCTCGAGGGCCTTCAAGGGCTCGTCATCGAGCGCCTCTCCCTCCTCGCCGGAGACCGGAAGCTCGGCGAGCTCGCCGACATCTCCCATCATCGCGAGCTCCCCGCAGAGTTCGCGGAGTGGATACCGGAGAAAAAGGATCTGCGCCTAGAGACGCCGCCGCCGAGCCAACCGAGGCCGGTCGCTCCGCCGGCGGCGACTCCAGCGCCGCGGAGCTTCGACGATGTCATGGGGGGCGGCGACTAGAAGAGGCTCGGCTGCTTTGCTCGCTTCTCTGTCTCCTCCTCTTCAATCGGGAGGCAGCCGTAGTAGGCGACGCGAGCGCGCGCGATAGCTGCATACTCCGGCTCTCGCTCGATGCCGAGGAAGCGGAACCCGAGCTGAGAGGCCGCGCATCCGGTAGAGCCGGAACCACAGAACGGGTCGAGGATGAGCCCTCCAGGCGGAGTGATTAACCGGCAAAGCCAGCGCATAACCGCGAGCGGCTTTACTGTCGGATGCACGTTCGCTCGGCGTCGCGTGTCACCGTCTAACCCGGCCTCTTTCTCCTCCCGCGTCGCCTTCCCGCAGTAGAAGAATCGGCTCGCGTCGAGGCCCGCTTGAAGGTCGAGGAGGGAGGCGGCTTCGGGGTCGAGGAGGATATTTGCTGGCCATCGGCCTATTTCTTGACCTGTGCTTTGCATTGGATCTTGCTGAGCATACTTCCCATAAATATGAGATTGCTGGGTTCTAGGACTCGTAAAAATATACTCATCAGTCTCTATCCGACATCCATCAACATTAAGCCCCCCAACTCCCCACCGCTCGACGTTATCGACCACCGCTCCGTCGAGCGGCTTCCGGCATAGGATCGCGGGCTCGTGCGCTGGCTTGAGGGCTGTCCCCCAGCCTGCCCATTGTTTGGCTTGGTCGGTGGCGGGGACTGTGACCGGGCACACCATGTTCATTCCGCCTACGCTTATCTTATGGCCTTCATATCCAGTGGTTGAGGTATCGCCGCCACCGATGCCGCTAATTTTATAGCCGACGACCTCCCTCTCCGCTCCAGCTCGCTTGTCTATGGCCTTACTTACATCAAGGTTCTTCGGGAAGCCTGAACCATATATCCAGTGAAGCATATCGCGAACCTCAAACCCGGCGAGGCGAACCGCTATCCCCATAAGGTCAACTGTCCTCGACCCGGCGAAGATGATGGCGTGTCCTCCCGGCTTGAGAACGCGATAAACCTCGCGCCATAGCTCGGGACCGGGCACGAAGGCGTCCCAAGACTTACCCATGAATCCAGCGCCGCGCGGCTTGTACTCTTCCCCGGCTACCCAAGCGGAGAGCGCTTCGGTGACAGCGCGCGGTGAGCAGTTGCCCAGTCCATAAGGCGGGTCGGTTACGACGGCGTCGACGCTGTTAGCCTCGAGCGTCTTGAGGTGGTCGATTGAGTCGGCGTTTATGACCCGAGCCGGAGGTGAGCTGTTCAAAACAGGTTCCTTTGCTCCCAAGGTTTACTCTGGCGGGTCGGCTTGTATCTCGACTTTTGGCGTCGTTCTAAGGCCGCGTCGTCTCCCCATCGCCAGATAATGCAGTCATATCTTAACGCATCGAGCGGGTCCTCTCTCCCGTCTTTCACCGGCGTCTCTTTCTTCTTATCCCAACGATAGGACTCAAGCGCCTTCCGGAGAGAGTTTCCGGTCGCTCTCCTCCCGGCCTCCCATACTTCGCGGGTCATCCGATAGCGTCGCTGCCATATCGCCCGCTTAAGGCGCTGTACTCCGTTGACAATGTCGGTTCTCACCGGGCTCGTCGTATGACGGAGCCGGAGGCCGATCCCCTTCGGCGGGTCGAGCCCGAGGACCTTGAAGCTACTCATCGCGGTCTGGTCATTCCTCGCCGACCCGGCCTTATCTCCGGCGCCGGCGTCTAACCAGATCCGCGCTCCAGGCGCGCTCGCTCGATGGCTCCGAGGCCAAGCGACGGCGAGGATGAGCCGAGCGAGCTCCTCGAGCGTGACCTCCGAGGGGTTGAGCTCCGCGCATATAATATCGGCGCCGAGCGTCGGGTCGTGGGCGATGATCAGGACCGAGGGCTTCCTAAATCCCCAGTCGATAGCTATCCGGGCTTCCATGTCCTCGCGGTAGGTCCAGCCGTCTACGATATTCTCCTCGCTCCACTCCGAGTAGACCGAGCCGGTCGGGGGCGTGGGCTTGTTCAGGATCATCGCCTCGCGCTCCGCCGGCGGGAGGGCCTCGGTCGCCTTGAACCACGCCTCGGAGAGGTTGGCCCGGTTGGCATAGCTCGTATGGAAGATCGCGGGACAGCCGTTGTCCTCGGCCATCCGGACCCACCACGCATCAGCGACCGGGAGGCCGACCATGACGAGGATTGGCGACGGTCCAGACCTCAACCGACCGAGCGCCTTTTGAGCAACCTCCTCCGTCATCGTCTGGCTCTCGTCAATGAACGCGGCGCCGGAGACGTTAATCCCCTCGAGCGGATTATGAGAGCTGTCTCGCGTCCCCGGCCGGAAGTAGGCGCGACACCAGACGACGCTCCCGGTCTGCGGGTCGGTCCACGTCCCCTTGAGCTGATTCCACTCCCACCCGAGCGGCGAGAGCCACTTCTCGATCTCGGGAGCTAACACGGTCCGGTAGCGCGGCGAGGTGTCGGTGATGAGAAGCGAGGAGCTCCCCGGTCTCGCGTGAGACATCGCGAGGAT